AAGCTCTGTCAATAAAGTTGACTAATGTTCTTTCCTCGCCAATAAGCTTACCAATTAAATCTAAGTTCTTACCTGTAGATTTATCAATATCTAACAGTGTGTCAGCTAAAGCTATATACTGCTGTTGTCTAACTTCTTTAATTTCGATAAGAGTATCTAAAATAGCTAAGAAGGTAGTATCACTTCTATGTCTATCTGTAAGCCTAGATCGGGCTATTGTTTTATAATCTTGTTCTTCCACAATGTCCCACCTATTGTCTTATTTCTTCTTCGTACTCATGAATTAACTCACCTTCTAAATCTTCAACAGTTCCTCTAACATCAACACCATCAATAGAAATATTGTCAACCATCATAATCACATCTGTTGTAAGATAGATAGGGAACTGATAGCGAACAAACCAACTTGTATCCATTTGCACAGGAATGGAATCAATATCTTTATGATCCACTCTAATACTAAAACCTTTCTGTTTAAATAAAGCTTTATATCTTCCAGTGTTTAGTAAAAATTGTATTTCCTCTGCAACATCATAAGCATTAGATTTTCTAGTACCTTGTACACCAATGTTCAACAGGTATTCTTTAGGTTGTGCATGAAAATACTTACCATCACTCGATCTAATTGATTTCCTCATTGTACCGATGGTCTTATTAGAAACTTCTCCAACAAGACCAAATACGGTTTTAAGATGAACACCATCACCATTATCTGCAATGAATTGAATATCAGGGTATAAAGAGTTAAGAATACTAATAACCACATTGTCAGGTTTAATTGACATCTTTAAACTCCTTATGTAATATTCTCAAACGAAAGAGAAGCTAGTTGATTGTGCTCAATAACAATACTCTCAGTACCTAGAGTTTGACCAACCTTCCCGATCTGCAAAGTATTAACACTTTGACCATTCACTGTATTGATAGGTGTAAATAACTTACTCCAAATAACATCTTCCCCAACATTAAGATTTGAAATGTAATCAATCAAAGCGTTCTGAATGCGTAACATACCATCAGTAGGGAACACATTAGTGTCTGTAGTTAAGCTAAGTTTAATCTGAATAGGAACAATCTCAGGACGATTAAATCTAACAGAATATGGTGTTCCATTAAGATCAGATAAACCAACTTCTATAGAACCATCTGTGTAAGCAAATGCTCTGTATTTATCAATTGTCTCAGCAATATCTTGATCGTCTCCACCTAATACGGTAACTACAATACCGTGAGCACTTCTGCCTTCAAATGGGATGTCTTGAATGTTCTCTTGAACATTTACAAACCTCACACCACTTAAAGAATATAAGGCTGCATACATTGATTCCCTATTACCTGTTTGAATAAAACTCTTAGAGAATTTGTAACGACTTCTTAATTCCGAGTCTGTTTCTAAATCTGTACTTGCAATAGAATCATAAGGGTTGTAAACTTCAAACCAACCGAGAACAGGAGACTGAATAACATTTAAGTTATTCGTTGCTTGAACAACAGCAGAGAAAGTTCTTGATGTAGCTGTGACAGGTATATAAGATTGAATTACATCTAAATTACCCGTTGTTGAGAAGTTACCCACTGTATTAAAGTTAATGAACTTAACATGAACAGCGTTGTCCGAATCTAAGAAAGCTTCAATAACAGAAGATGTTGCATTAATAGTTTGCACTAATGTTCTAGCAATACTGGTAGCTGTATCCAACTCTCCCGCAACAATCGTAATTGGTGGGTATTGATTTAAAGATTCAATCTCAGAATACGTTAAAGAAACACTTGTCCCTGTACTAATCGTTCCAACATCTAATACTACACCATTAGTCGATGTTTGAGTAAAAGTTACAGCACTATCTGTTGTAAATACATCACCTGTTTTAGTGTTACTTACGTTGCTTGATTCAGGGACAGTAACTCCTAAACTACCTCTAAGCATTAATCCTGCTATGGCTGGAGTAGGTTGTTTACGTTTTAGTCCCGCAAACAAATAAACTAACTTTTCTAAGTAAACACCTTCTGCTTGTTCTGGGTCGAAAGAACTGTACATTTGGAAAATAAGCTCTTCTTGAGAGCTATCAACATCAGCTACAATACCGAGTATTCTACCTAGTATGCTACTTTCATCTGTAGATAGTGTTTCACCATCAGTTAATAGTGATGAGAAATTAGTTACAGCAATTTGTTGTAAGTTTGAGTAAGATGTTCCAAACTTATCCCACTCTAATCCGTTGTCTGTTAATTTAGCCACTTTTATTCCTTTATTAATTTATTCTAACAGCAGACCCGTCATTACTAAGAACAACAAACAACATTTCATTTGCTAAAAGACTAATTGAATCAGAAGTCTCTTGGGTAACTAATCTAACTTTAAAATCACAACGATATGTTCTTGTCGCATTGTCAACAGAGGAAGTAAAACCAATTATCTCAGAAACCATACTATCTTTAAGTATTTCTGCTTGAATTAAAGCGTCTGTAGAACCTTTAGTAGAATTGTCCGAAAACACTTCACCTAACCAATCAATACCATAAGATAAATTTAAGAACCAAGTACCTTTCTGTGTTTTTATTCTAATATCCAGTCTTTGTCTTAAAGAGTCTTGTCTATTTAAAGTTGTAAAGATTTGACCATTCTGAAAGAGAATCTTTCCATCCTCTACATTTGTTCTAATATCCAAAATATTCTCCTCAAAGTGGATTAGGTGGTGCTGTAATCATAGGCTTGGAATCATCTGTATAATTGTGTGTGTGAGTAGCTATGAATTGTTTTAATGAAATACCATTAATGATGATATCTCCATCAACAGTTTGTGTTCCTGTGAGTTGAACATCATTTGTCATAGTTACTTTATTCTTAGTTGTAACTTCACCATCAAAATTATGAGATGATGCAACATAAGCGTTTGTTCCGTCTTTCTTTACATTAATCTTGTTTTCATTATCTTTACCAAGATTATTAAAGAGTGAAACATCCCCAAGCTCATAGTCTTTCTCATGCTTCTCTGTATTAATTGGATTAATGTTAAAAGGGGAGAAACCAACAAGAGCAACAGCATCATTAATATCAAATTTTCTATCAAATACTGTTGAGTAAGGCTCTACACTACCACCTTTAAAATTATCAATATTACATTGTGCAAAGATAAGTAATACTGTATCACCTTGTTCAACAGGGAACACAGTCCCACTCTTATTAGAAGATGGAAATACAATAGGTACGTTTTTGATTACAGGAAGCTCTGAATAAGTATTATCTATGTATCTAGGAATATAAAGAGGTTTGACATCAACCCTACCTTCCTTTAAGTTTTGAACATTCTCAATACGTGCAGGAAGGCAGTAATTCATCTCAGACATCTTATTAGAGAAGAAGTTTCTTAGTATTGGTTCTAAATAAATTGTGTCAGCCATACTTGTTTACGGGAGGGTGTAACTTCTTACACTCTACTCACCACTCTCCTTCTAAAGATAATGTCATATTCCAACTACCTGATTCAGTATCACCATCAATAGCCACTGTACGCACCCTGTAGTCTCCACTAAGCTCGTTTTCACCACTTAAAGCTAGGGTAACATAAGTTTGAGGTTCTATCGCTGTATTGATCAAACAGACGGCTTCTACGCTACGTCTTAAAACCTTTTTAGTCTTAGGAACTTTTAGCTTTTGTTTCCCTGTATCTTTGTCAATGATAGCTTCACCTTGTTTATTGACTTTACCAATAACAGGTTTTTGTACCAAAACTTTTTCAGATGCTTCTACGGCAGCACTATATTGCTTAGTAACTGTTTTAGTTTTAACTGTAGGAAGTCCTAAAAGTCCTGTATCACCATTAAGAAGAATAGAAGCTGTTCCGTTTTTAAAGTTGACTTCTTTATCTGTTGCTGTATCAACTGGCTTAGTTTCTTGTGTTGAGTTAAATACAAGTTGAACTTTAGCATTCAGCATCTCGCTAAAATGAACTTCTAATCTACTTTGTGTAAAATACATGAGAAGGTGATTATCATTGGTTACAACATAACCCAAACCAAACTCTTCACAGAACTTAGATAGAACAGCTTTAGGTGTTCCGTAATAAGTTTTTCCAAAAGGAAACTTTAGATTAGAAACATAGTTTGCAAACTTATCAGCATAAGATGGAAAGCTCTTGTTTATATTTGTCAGGTCAATTGTAAAACCATCGAAACCTGTTTGTTCTACAACATCACCTAGAGCTGATAAAAACTTAGTCTTTTCGGGGAACACAGTATTTATTTTCTTACTTTCATTAATACTGTTTGCAATGAAGTAATAACCCTGTAAACTAAATGTTGCTACAGAGATGCCCCCTTCGATTACATAAGACTTATCAATTAAAACAGCTCTAAACAACTTGGATAACTTTCTAGTTGTAGAATATTCATAACCAACTTGAACTTCTACTTCTGTTTCTAAGTAGTCACCAAGATTGTTGAATGTTTCTAAGGTAAGTCCATAAATCTTAACATTACCTGTTGACCAGTTTGTATTTTCATCTAAACTCTTAGTGAAATCAAAACCAACCCTTAACATAGGTAATCTCTTACCTTCATCATCAAAGAGTTTAGAATAATCGTTAATAAGTGTGGATTCACCTGTAGAATAGTTGTCGAAGATTACACTACATTGTCTACCAAACTGAATATCTTTATCTGTTACACCAAACAATGTGTATTCTCCTTTGTTATTCTTCTACAACATCTACTGTTCTGTAAAACACTAAGATAAAGTCTTTAGACCAAGTGTATAAATTACCAACTCGATTAGTATCTCCTGTTTTTTGTAGTACAACTTTATAAGGGAGGTCATCAAAAACAGCATTTGAGTTTAATTCAAAGGATTCATTTTGGTAAAGTATTGTGTTTTGTAAATAAGTAACATCTGCACTGCTCTTAACGGACAAAACTCTCTTACCCAACCTTTCATTCCAAAGGAAGGACAATCTTAAAGTCTGCCCCTCTAATGTGATATTAGTTGTGTAGGAAGGAATGTCTTGTAACTCAACACTTGTTGTAAACACTTCAAAGTTCATGGTAGACCTCTTTATTATCTTGGTTCATATGTAGCAGAACCTTTCGCATAACCATTACCTTCAAGCAATCCATTAAATACCTTAGTACCGTAATTAGCTTTTGCTGCCCTCTCTGAACCATATTGAGATATTGCAGACGATCTTCCTTCTGCACCTAATCCGTTCCACCAAGATTGAGCATCAGCTTGAGCTGTCTTATTTAGATTGATAATGTTATCCTTCTTAACAGCCTTAGTAGTTGGTTCTCCACCGCTAATCCCTTTAAGAGCATCCTTAGCTTGAGCATCTGCGTCTTTTATATCAGAACTAACAGAAGACGCTGAAGATGTTGATGTTTTAGACTGAGCTTCGATACTTTCTTTATACTTTGGAATTAACTCAGGGGTTGGCTCTTTTACTTTACTAATTGTAACAACAGCGTATCTAATCCTCTCAATAGACATTGTTGGGTAGATTGCTGCTGCTGCGTCAGACTTGTTGAAACCTAGATTAGATAAGACACAAGGAAATATGTTCCTAACCTTACTTCCTTGCACGTTATTAATATCTGTAGATTCCAAGATACCGAAGATTTCTTTGTTTTCCCAAAGCTTAATTAACCTAGCTTTAACCTTTTCAGCATAGTCATCATCTGATATAGTTTGGAACTGATCTCTATTATCACCTTGAGATTTAACAAATGTGTTACCATTGAAGACTACAAGTTGTCCTCTAACTCTAAACTTACTATCTGTGATTACACCAGCAATTGAGAACTTAGGATTGCTAATACTAATAGAGTCGGAGATTACATACCCATTCTCAACAGTGTTTTGAGCAATGTTGCTTGAGTAGTCCTCTCCAAAACTATTAACTACGTCTAATGAGATTGTTTCTGTGATGTTACTGTTATCATCAACAAGATATAGCGTGTAAATCAATTCATCACCCCTGTAACAACCCACCAGTATTAATTATAGAAACCCTTGCAGGAATATTTTGTCTATCTGTAACATTACCCAACTTGTCTTGAATGACAACAGGAAGCATAACTTCAGCAGCAAGAATTTGCTGATTACTAGGAGGCTTTTGACTTACATAGCTTGATGGAAGAACGTCTCCTAAACCATTTCCTCTTTGTGGTAACGTATTATCAGAACTAAACAAATCTGCAAACCCTAAGATTGACTTCTCAACAAGACCTTTGAAGTTTCTAGTTGGGACTAAAGGAGAAGCTGATGTGTTTTCTGCTATACTACTAAACTTAAATTCTTTAGCTGCATTAAAAGCACCAATCAATTCTTCTTTCCAAAGTCTTGTTGATTCTGCTAAGTATATCATCCAATCAGCAAAACCAGCCATCCAACTATCTTCACCTTTAACATATCTATCGTATTCTTTGAATAGATAAAACAAAGTGAGTAACATTGCTATCAAAGGTATTCTTCTACCCAATGTCGATAAGAGTAATCCAAGTCTTCCAAAAACTAAAGTAGCCCCTGTAACACGAGCTGTTAATACAGCGAAGATACCTAACAACACACTAAAGTTTAAAACTAACTGTGAGTTCGCAGCAATGAAATTACCCCAAGCTTCAACAGCTTCGTATACAATTTTAACAATTGCACTAACACCTTTGAATACACCACCAAGACCTTTGAGGAAGATGATTAATTCAGGTAATCCGCTATTTAGTACATTGAAGAATGTAGCAATAGCTTTATCTAAACCAGCGTCTAAAATATCATCAGACGCTTGACGAAGACTTTCTTGAAATCTGTTTTGAGCAAAGATAGATGAGTTTTGCGCTTTCTGAAAAGCTCCCGTATCTCTAGCTTGTTTTGCAAATCTCTCAAATACTAAAGGGAGTAGTTTAGCAGGGTCTAATTTACCATCTTCTTGTAGTTTTAACACATCTGCTGTTGTTTTTACTTTATAAACTTCTTTAGCTACATCATAGATTGTTTGTCTAGGAATACCACGCTCTGTTAACTGGTTAAGTTCCTCAGCTTGAATACGTCCAAGAGAGAACATTTGGTTAATAGCTTTAAAGATTAATTTCTGATCTTCTTGTCCAGCACCAGTAGTTGCAATATATTCAGAAAGGTCAGTAAATAAACTTCTACGCTGATCTTCATTCAACTTTTCTCTTGCACTCATATTTACCTGTGCAAAAGCTTTACCTAACTCAACAGAGTTTAGACCTAGACGTAAAGATTCTTTTCTTACATACTCTAAGCTTCTTGCATATTCTTCTTGAGACTTAGTAGAGAATAATAATAAGTTCTCCATACGTTGCTGATCTTGACCAGCCTTACGAATCTCGTTGACACCTACAGCAGCAGTCGTTGCGGCAGTACCTCCAACCAATCCGACAGGGGTGAACCTACTTAATGTTGAAGCTAAACCGCCTAAGAATCCTGTACCAAAGCCTGTAGCAACAGCAAGGTTCTGACCTCTTCCACTTCCAACATATCCGCTATGTCCCCCAGAAACAGGTCTAGGTGTTTTATTAGGTACTCTACTTAGCTCACTATTAGCTCCACGTACAGCAGCAGTTAAACCCATCCAAGAGTGTGTCACTTGAGAAAGTCTAAAGTTGGTACTATCCAATCTAGGTTCAATAAGTTTTAAAACTCTACCAAATCTAGCAATAGCTACTTCAGAGTCTTTAACTTTCACAGCGAGAGCTACGTACTTACCACCTAAGTTATTAAACTTAGTAACAGCTTCAGCAGCATTAGCTAAACTTTTCATACGAGAAGTTGTTGTACTTAGCTGTGTATTTACAGAGCGTAAGTTTCTTGATAGAAGTGCTGTACTTCCACGTATGTTTCTAAGGTGTCCATCTAACTTATTTAAGTCAGTTGTATCAATGTCAAAACCAACAGAAGCAAATAAACTTGCTATCTTCTTATTCATGTAAAGACACCTCTTAACTCGTCTGTTGTTGTTCTAAATTATGTTGTTCTATTTGTAAGTATTTTTTAAATTCTATCATCTCTAAAGCATCGTACACATCATGTAGAGTTGCTGTATGAGACAGTTCATATAAAGATAACGGTGGGTTTTCATCAGCTAAGATTGTCACCCACTCAACAGGAATTGACAGGCTTTCTTGGAGCTTATTAAACTCTCTATTATTTACCCTCGATTCAGTTACTCGCTTGCTTCCTTTTGCTTGAATAGCGCACCGATACCGAGTTCCTGAAAAACAGGGGAGAAATTATATTGAATTACTTGACGTAAGAGGTCGAAACAAACAATCATGTTCTTACCTTTAAACTCTGTATCCCAATCAAACTTTTCTGTTCCAGAGAATATGTTCGCAACCAATTCCTCACAAACAAACGTTTCTAACATAGGATCATCAATTGTTTGGAAAGCATTAACTAAAGAACCTGATACTAAGAGAGAAATAGCATCTACATCTTCTTCTGATTCAGCTACACCACGAATAACACCACCAAGCATTCCACTACCATACTTAGTTAGTTTAGTTAATACTTTATAACTGTTACGCCCTGTAAATAATTTAATGCGATATGACTTACTTCCGTATTTAACAATACGTTCACCGTCAATATCAATAATCTCTGATTCAATTAGTTTTGGTTTTTTAATTGCATCTAATTCCAATTTGTTTCTCCTAAATA